GAGTTTGTTGTAAACCTTCTTCAATTTCAACATCTTCACCATACATTGTTTTAGCTTTTTTAACAGCGTCAGAATGTGTTTTCAACACACCTGGATTTTTCTTGATATTTTGTTTGAGAGTTTTACCGCTATTAATATCGTTGTATTTTTGAACTTCTTTTGCGTGGGTTTTCAATACATCAGGATTCTTTTTAATCATATTACTTAACATTCTATCATACTTGTCTTCTTTAACTTCTTCAATTTCTTCAGACATTTTCTTAGGCGTCTTGCCTTGCTTTTTCATATTGATAGCAATTGCTGCCTGTTGTGCAAGATTTGCTGCTTCTCTTAGTTCTTTAAACTTCTTCATGTTCTTCCTGATCTTTACCTATTGCAGCTGCAAATTCTATCTTTTTAGCTTCTAATGCATCTGATAATTTAAGTGCAACAACTTCATGAAACTTTGCAAGTGCGTCAGATTGTTGTCCGTTGATAATATCGTCAACCATGTGGTGAATAACTGTAGATTCCATAAAATTCCTTATTGAGTATTATTATTTATATCTTGATCAGGTGGCATTTGGCCTGGAGGCATTCCCGGCATACCAATTTGCGGTGGTGGTGGTTCCGACGCAATCTGCTCTTTCATTTGGTCTATGTCCTTTTTAGACATTCTCAAAATTTCTGTCATTGCATATTGTTGACTAAAATATGCACCAATGAATGGTTGCACCTGCGTCAACAAATCTATTCTGTTTCTCATGTTCTCAGCATTTTTCATTTCTGCAAAATACTGATCTTGGGCATACCGATATTGAATCTTTTCTTTTATCTCCGACCAATCTTTATCAGTCAAGACACCCTTCATTATTAATTGAGTTCTTAGTAAATCACTAAATAATTCATTAAATTTTTTGCGTAATCTATCAACATATTTAGCAAACTTTAGTTCATCTCTTGTTATCTCTGTAGCACGCCCAAAAGAAATTCCTTGTTGTGGCTGCATTCTAGAAATAGGAACATTTAAAGCCTGATATACTTTGCCTTGAAAATAATTAATATCTTCAATTTGTCCTAGATTTTCTCCACCAGGCAATGTAGTAATTTCTGTACCCTTGCCACCTTCTCTTCGCGGTAACCAAAAATCTTCTAGAGTAGACATCATTTTTCTGTCATCTCTAATTTCACCTGTACTGGAATCATAAACAATCTTATTACGATACCTTGCCATAATATCTTTTAGATATTGTTCGGCTTTAATCTTTGGCAAATTACCTACATCAATATAAAATATTCTTCTTTCAGGAGCTCTAGCAATTCTATAAATTACCAAAGCATCTTCCATCATCTTTAATTGGTTAACCGGTTTAATTGCTTTATGTAACTGACCTACAACTACATTCTTATCATAATCTAAAAGTCCCGAAGGAACAAAGCAAATAGAATCTGTAGTAATTCTTATACCTTGATTAGCGGTAGCAGAATATGTAGGATTATACGTTAACCCTTTTTCATTGTAAATAAAGAACTCGTCTATAGATTTAATTAGATCAACACCGGTGTCTCTATCTTTTTCTTTTTTAACTTCTCGTATCTTCTTAATCTTTCTTGGATCAAGTTGCATTAATTCTAAAATTCCTCTTTTTGGATTTTTAGCATCTATAATTTTTTGATAATATAATCTACCATCGACATACCAACGTCTAAAAATATCATAAGCTCTATTATCGAACTCTAACAATTTTAATATATTATCAAATTCTTGTTCAATAGTATCTTTAATATCGTCGGGTATATCCAATTTATCTAGATTTACTTTAACTATATCTTCATCATCAACTGCAGCAATAGCCTCGGTTAAAATTTCATCAATAGCTGCACTTGCATCTGAATACATTGAACATTCTCTATATCGAGTAATGAGCTCATATTCAGATTTAGTTGTTGCATCTAAATCTACATACGTACCAAAATAACCTCCAGCTTGTACAGTGGATGAGCCATCATCTATAATCGGAGTGGCCCAGCCTTGTTTCTGTATATCTAAGGGTTCTTCTTTTCCAAAAGTAAAGCCAAATAGTTTTACTGCCATAATCTTATATCTCTTTTAAATTAAACAGGTGCGTTAAGTAATTGTCCAGCAGGATTGCTGCTAAATGTAAATGATTGATATTGAAAAGAAACACCAAATGTCGATAGCTGGTCATTACTGCCAAAATCTAAAGCAACCGGTCCTATTTCTACAGGAAACGTTCCTCGTAAATCATATTGCTTTAATATCGTGCCATTTCGATCCAATTGAAAAATCTGCATATTTTTTTGATAATCAGCAGGGTTGACTCTTCCCCGTTTAGATTGAAGATCTTCCATTCCGCTCATCCATTGCTCAAGCGCAGTACGAATAGCAAATCCAGAATCGTTTATTACCGTACAATTAAACGGTGCGAATTCTCTATCGCCTGCCATTTTAACCAATCTGCCTCGATAATATACTGGGGCAAGCCCAATAGTTTGCCCCGGTAATTCTGCAACACTAATTAAAAATGCTGCTTTTTGTGTTGCGACAGAACCTGATTGAACATATTGGGGGAACGTCAAATTTACTTGAAATTGATTTGGCCTAGCCCCGCCGTTAGTTAGCTCAGATTTAAATCTTTCTACATTAAATGGTATTGCCATTTATTTTCTCCTATTATGCTCCGACTTCTTCGAATGAAATGCCGCTTCTTGTTGCTATGAAATTCAACTGAATGAAATTAATAGACCTTGCAGGCTTTATGAATATATCAGCTACAAACTCGTTGCGGTCGACTACTGCACCCGTGTTGTTTGTATCATCGCAAACAACTTTAAAGTCTGTAATACCACGACGGCCTTGAACATCTCTTAAGAATGGTTCTACAATATTTTTAAATTGTCCTCTAGTAAATGCATCGTTGAATTCAAATAATTGGAATTTCGATGCAGTTGCTATTGATTTTTCTAGAACAATAAACAATCTACGAACATTAATACGATCAAATGCACTTGGTCTTGCTAATAGAGTTTTATCCCCAAACAACAATGTGCCTTGTCCTGGGAATGTTACTACAGGATTTACACCACTCTTATATAGAGTATCTCTATCTGTTTTTGTTGGTGAATATGCAAGTTTTACTAAGTTCTTAATGACACCTCTGTTATATCCTGCAGGTGAGAACCAAGGATCAGAGATGTAATCTGTTCTTGCAGCAAGTCCGCCAATGTCGCCGTTTAATGCAACATATCTATACTTGTCGTTGTATCTATCATACTGATATTTCCAACCAGAATCTAAAACAGCATATGAAGAAGATGTCAATTGATTTCTATAAGTAACTAATTTATCTGCTTGACCCGTTGTATTAACCACATCTGCATATGGAGGGGATGCAAATACAACAGCATCTCTTCTTGCTTCAGCAATACCAATAACCGTATTTACTGCAGCAACGGATGTTGTTGGTCCCATTAACATTAAACTTACATCATACAATTCATCATTTGAGAATAAATTGTAACCGGTAAGAATGTTACCTAATGTAGCATCGTCGCCAGATACACCGCCAGATAATGTAGTAGTTACGTTAGCTGTTAGGTTTGCGAAGGTTTTACTTACGGCAGTTGTTCCCCAGTTTGTACCAACTGCAGGATGATCAATTACCCAAATATATTCAGATTGATTTTGAATTATATCTTTATAGTAGTTTGAAGAACCGTCTCCGTTCTTAGCATCAACTGCTTTAGAAACATATGAGAATTTTTCTAATACAGAACCTGCAACACCAGACCATTGACCTAGTGCATCTATAACAATAATATGTAATTCATCGTTAGATCCGCCTCTAGTCGAGACATAATCAGATGTGCTAGGAGCTGCGTCAAATTGAGATCTATAAATCCAATTGCTAAATGTATTACCATCTGCCATTGAAACTTTAATAGAATTTCCTAAAGCTCCAGGATATTTTGCAGCAAATTCACCAACTGTAAATCCGCCTGCAGAATAATTATGATCATAATCTTCAGCATTTTTAATAATTGGAGGGGATAATGATACTACAGCAGTTGCCTCAATATTAGCAGTTCCGTTTGTTACTAATACATTTGGTGCTGTTACATATCCTAAACCGGTATTTAACACATTTACCGAAGCAACACCATATTCAACAACAGCAATTATTGTTGCATTTGTTGTGATGAATGGAACATCGCTAGCATTAGGAGTTATTATTACATTTGGATTTGACGTATATCCAGTACCTGCATAAATTGTAATAATATCATCAATGCCGGTTTGAATTCTAGCTTGCCCAGCAGCATTTGCTCCACCTAAAAGATTATTTCTATTAATTGTTACGTTTGGAATAAAATAATATCCGCCAGCACCAGCATTTAATACTGTAATTTTGTTAATATAACCGTAACCTACATTACCAGTAATAGAAGCCTCTGAACCTGTATTACCATCGTTACGATTAACTGTAACATTTGGCATTGCTAAATAACCATTGCCTTGCGTTGATATTGTGTATCCAGTAATAACATTTGCAACAACAGTTAATGTTGCTGTAGCCTGCACACCACCTGGAACAGTGTTGCCGCTGAATACAATATTTGCCTGAGGACCATAATTTGTACCGCCAGATGCAATATATAAATCTTTTAATTTAAAGTGTACGTCTAAGTTTGCACTTGCAAATGTTGAATCTTGATTCTGAATTACAATGTTAGATAATGTAGTATAATTATTACCTGCATTTGTTACATATATACTTCCAATTTCTCCAGCTGCAAGAACTGCGGTTGCTTGAACACCAGAACCTGATGCACTTGTAAATGAAATTGTTGGTGCAGTATTATAACCAAACCCAGCGGATGATATAATAAAATTTTGTACATTGCCGGTTGTTCTTAACGTTACGTTACCTGTAGCAGTAATACCATCAGAATCGGGCGGTGGGGCAAAAGTAACGGTAATATTTGCAGCAGTTAAAAATGTAACCCCGTTATCACTAACAGTAACACTAGAAACAATTCCAGAAGGAATCGATACTGCATTTCTCGCTGTGTTTCCATTAACAACGCGAACTAATTTTAAATTGTTGCCATATGACAAAAAGTTTGCTGCAGTAAAAAAATATCCTGCTGTAGTATCATTTGGTTTACCAAATTGGCTAACCAAATTAATTTCTGAATCTACAGTAGTTACTTCTTCTACAGGTCCCCATTGAAAAGCGCCTGCAACAGCGCCCGCGGTAGTTGCAACGGAAGGAATTATCGTTGTTCTATCTTCTTCTGTTACTACAACACCTGGTGAAAGCTGAAATGCCATCTTCGTCTCCTTGATAATTTTATAGATGCTTCTCTATAATATGATTTCTATTTATTTATAATTATCATCTTTTAGACATTTTCCAGGAATTTTCTTTGAG